CGGCATTTGAGGCAGCACCTACATTCGTGAAATCATCTCCTGTTATCCAGTCCCTGAGGCGGTACCGTTTTCCAACAGTTAAAGTGCCGCTTGTAGCAGTTGCCCCACCCCATTCATCGGCAAATCCCAAATCATTTCCACGGGCGAGTTCGGCAACTTCGGAAGCCGTGAGTTCTCGGTTGAAAATTTTGCAGTCACGAATGGAACCTGCTGCGTGGCTACTGGATGAACGTCCCAACCATAACTCCCTAACAGTGTTTGACATTCCAGCATATGTTCCCGATGAAATGTCCGTCGTAGCAACCGGAGAACCGTTAACATAAAGAGTAATGCCGTTTTGTGCGGACGCAAACGCATTCCCTCTGGTTGGTCCTGCCCCTTCGTATGTCGCTGCCAGATGCACCCACTGCCCCTCATATGCGGTCAGTGCGGTAGAGCTTTGCAAGGCCGCGTAGTTGCTGTTGTCCGTCCACAAATACAAAGACAGTTTGTTTGCTGAATTACACCCAAACGTGTACTCTCGGACTGCTGAACCGTCATTTTTGGAAGCAACGTAGAAATTTGTTGCATCCCCTATTTTCACCCAAGCAGAAAATGAAGCCGGCAAATCATCAACCCCATTAGTAAACGATAGCTTGTCGTCATCTGCTACTGTCACCACTGAAGAACTCCCGTCAAAATACAAAGCAGGTGCCGTGGTCTTTAGAGCATTGGCTTGTGCATCCTCGTCAATGGAGTTGACTTCCAAAGTGGTTCTTGCAGTCGAAGCAGTCGAAATTCCATCAAGAATGTTTGCGATCCCTTCAACCAACTGCCAAACAGATCCGGAGTAAACAAGGGCATCTCCTTCGGCAGCAGTTATGTTTCCGCTTCCATAATTCCTTGTTCCAGGATTGGTCACATAATAGGTATCACCTGCCGTACCTGATCCATCTGCCAAGGCTGGTGAGTTGGCCACCATATCATGCCCCCCCAGATAGCTCACCGATTGGCTTGGATCTTGACTGGATGTCAACTTGTTTGCTCCATCCAAAGTAGCGATCTTGTACGTGCTAGGAGCAGCGACGATCTGTGAAGCAACAGCAGAAATGAATGCATCACGAAGCATTGTCCCTGTTCCACTCGGTGAATCCATCAGGATCTCATCGTCTGATGCAAACGATGCTTTGGTATCTAAATCTTTGACTCGTATGTTGGCCATTTTCTTCCTTGGGCTTTTTGATTATTTGAAATTGTTTCCAGTTTTATGGAGCAACGAAATTCTTGTTTTTGATATATGCCACCAATTCATTTCCGGAATTGTCGATCAGCACATTGCTGGATTGATCCTTGAGTTTATAAAGACCGTTGCTTGTTATCAAAAGATCACCGTTTTTGTTGATCAATGTGTTTCCGCTTTGATCAACCAGAAATTCAAGCTCATCGGGAGCATTGTCTACTGGACTCGAAACAGATTTGACCCCTGCATAACCAGGTCTTTCGAAAAATCCTCTGAATCCAATGGTGAAATACATTGATCAGCTTCCGTATTTGAAACCCAAAGCCTTACCACCGCTGACTTGGATCTGTGTAACCTCAACGGGCAACAGGAATCCAGCATCACATGCCAATCCCGCAAGTGATCCGGTCACGTTTGGCATTGTGATCGAGGTGATGGTCATTGAATCAGCCAAGAACAGAATCCCAGAGAATTGTTTACCTGTGTAATTCGTATCCGCTGACAAAACTTCTGCGTGCTGAGACGTGCTGGATGCAGCGATTTTCAGCAAAGCATCTGCTGTTGATTCTCCCTCATTCAAGGAAGGTGATGGAAGATTGATCAATGCCATGTGTTTTTTTTATGTTTTATCCCCAACCAGCCTAGGACCGGAAACCAGAAAAACCGATCCTAGGCTGTTGAGGTGGGTGTGGATTGCTATCGACTACTAGCTGGAGGTAACGGTGAGACGCTTGACAGCTTCGGTGTTGGTTATTGCGAATTGACGAGTCCAATCAACAGCGATGATGTCGGACCGTGAACGCTCATCACGATAGGTGCGAACGGAAGTCACACCACCTCGCCCAGTGGTGAAGCACTTGGCGAAGCTGGGATCTTCCATGCTTGGATTCTGATCAGCATAAAACAGGAAAACGTCAGATCCGACATTTCGTGTCTTGCTGGAAGTTGCACCAGGTAGAGCAGAATCATAAATCAAACCACCGATCTGAATCTCCACTGGGAAGATCAACACATTGGAAATCATGTCACGGTTGATTGAAGCGAACCCGCTTTTGAATCGTGCTTGGGTTTTGGCGTTATCACGCAGGATCTGCCAAGCCAATGTTCCCATCAGCACACGGTTTGGACGACGACCCAAGGCAGTCTCCAAAGCAACCAACTGCTCATCGAGCTGTTCGATGGGATCGGTGGAGCTGTTCCAAGTTCCTTTGCCACCTTCAGCGGATACGTTTGCCTTGATATAGGTAAACAGATCCTTCTCATGACTGAGAACTGCGGAGGAAACCAAGGATCTGACCTTGGACTGTTGCAGACCGACAAGATCACCAGCATCTTCACGCTCGAAATCATCAATCGGATTTTCCAAGGCATGAGGAACAAGGTTCAGTTGACCATCAGAAGCCAGCCAAGGAATTCGATTGGCAGGGCCACCGATTGCACGCTGGGTTTCAAATGTTTTCCAACTGTTAACTTGATCGTAGATTTTGTAACGACTGCGGGCAGAAGGCACGGTGACCTGCGGGCAGATGAAGTTTGCTGCTTCGTTCTCCAGATCAGGCATGATTGCCTGAGCGAAGGTGGTCAGCATTGGATTGCTTGATGCACTAGAAATTGCGCTCATTGTATTTGTATCCTTTCAGTAAAATTAACGGATTGTGATTATGCAGTGACGCTGGACACATTCAGCAATCGTGCCTTGATCAACCCACTGTTTGCTCCTGTTTCAAGGGCTTGTGCAACTGAGTTTTTAGCGGATGCAGTGGCCTTGAAAGTTCCATCGGTGTGAGTTCCAAGGAAAGTCCCAGGATTCACCGTTCCAGCGGAGCTGTGCAGTTTGACGTAAACAATGGCATCAATTCCAGCCATAGCAATGCTTGATCTGCCTCCAGATTCAGCACCATCGGTGATCACGCCGATCGTATCGACAGCAGTGTCAGAGGTTTGCAAGGCAGCTTTCCCACTGGAAAACTTGACTGCATAACCTTCCTTGTTAGTGTGATCCTCGTTGGCTTCCAACGTGGTCAACAGAGTTTCTTTAACTATTCCGTATTGCATTTTCGGATCTTTCTAAAATTGTTTTTCGTTTACTTAAAAAGTTCAGGGCGTGCGGATCTGGCAGCTTCAAAAGCATCTTGCCCAGACATGCCAGGGTTCTTGGCTTTGATTTCAGACACGAACGCATACATCTGATCGGATGCTTTGACCTGCTTGGTGTCACCCTGATTCTTCGGTGTGATCGGTGCAGTGAGACCATCAGCAGCGTGAACAGGCATTGACTCGATGAATGCCTTGGCATTGACCAGATCAACACTTGCAATGGCTTTCAGGGCATTGATTGCCTTGTCGTCCTTTGCCGTGATTTTCTTGGCATTGACGGCAGAAGCCACAAGATCATTGATTTCACGATCCTTGGCATCCGACTTCATTTTTTCGTTGTCCTCCTCCATCGCCTTGTATTTGGCTTTCAGAGATTCAACGGTGTCCTTGAGTTCCTTGTTTTCGGCCTCAAGCTGATCCATTTTTTTCTTTTCGTCTTCAGACATGATGTTGTTTTTGTTGGGTTTGCATTTTGCTTCTTCGGGCATTTCTGAGGCCGAAACGAAGCGCAAATCAGAGTTTGTAATTTCTTTTGCAGCCATAACTGCTGCAATTTCCCGGAAGGCAGGACGGTTGACTAATCCCCCAGCATTGGGAGTTGTCCCGATCACCCTGCCCTTTGCATCCGTTAAAAATGACGGAGAAAAACGCTTGTAAGATCCACCCTTGATTGCCTTCGCACCGTCTTCAGTCCAGACGACTTTCGCACGAATGCCGCCAGTCTTTGGATCTTCTCCACCCCAAAAGAATGATTGAACCCATCCAGATGCTTCCTTGTCATCATGATTGAAATCGAAGTATGCCTCAAATCCTTGGGCTTGGATTTCCTCCAGTGACTTATTAAGAGCATCGACGATTTCCTCAGAAACCTGAACAGTAAGCTCAGCAGGTTCTCCGTTTTTGGAAGCAGTGATCTTATGCTCACCAGCAGGCATCCACTGGATGTCAGCAGGTGGTTCACCGCTGAAAACGATCTCATTGGCACTGCGTGCTGTTATTTTTGCAAAGCTGATCATTTTTGAATTTGTTTGCTTCGTAAGTGTCTCTCAAACCCTTGGACGAACTTTTCAGCCAATTCTTTTTCACTTGGAATTGCACCAGGCCAAGGTTTCTGATTCACACTCTGTTTCAGCAGATAGTGGAGCTTTAATGATCCGTCAATGCTTTCTGCGAGAAATTTCTCATTTTTTTCTGACTTCCAAACGAACAGCTTTTTTCCTGTCTCACGCTCAAAAGTTGCAGCCTTCCTCGAATAAGCCTCCTTTGAAACTGGAATCGTAAGATACTGGACTCGTTTAGCCTTGATCTCTCCACCATAAACCTTTTGGGCAATTCTTGGATCGAGGATCTTGATGATTGCATCATTGCCTTGTGTGACTGGAGGTTGAACAGCTCTGCCAATGTTTGTCCAAAAGTCTGTCCGTTTTCCCCCAAGTTTGTTCGGCTCTTTTCGATTTTTGGCTGGATAATACTCAGTCCGCATCCAACTCTGAACACTGATTGCTGCGTTTTTGATAGCAACAGCGTGAAACTTAGGTCCACCCATTTCCTTGAGCAACTCCGGTATTTCAACTGTGATTTTGGTGATCACTCGTTTTGATCTGGGTTGGTTATGCTGAACTCATTCAGACGTTCAAACGCACCATTGGCAGCAGCAGATCCCATTGCCTCCTCCAACGCATTTGCCAGAGCATCATGGTTGATCGAATCGAACAGTTCGGGCATCGAATTGGAAAGCTCTTCCATTGCCTCGATTACTTCCTTGTCAGATTTGTTCGGATCTTGAGCAGCCATTAAAACCTTGGCGAATGCAGGACGAGCAGGGGCAAGCCATTCGGCAGAAACTCCGGTCAGCGATTCCATCACTGCATCTGTGAGTCTGTCATTGCCGGCAGGAATGTTCTTGGCATCGACCTTGGAAGGATTGCAGCAATCGCAATCATCATCTGTCACGACTTCGCCAGACCAATCACTTGCATCAAGCACATCCTGAACAGTTTTCCCCTTCTCCCACATCTTGCATGACCAATATCTTGCCTTCCACTTTGGACCTGGATCATCACAGTTATGACGGTTTCGGAAATTGGATCTTCGTTCATCATCATCACGCTTGATCTCCATGTTTGGATCACCGAATTTTACAAGAACAGTGTTCCCCTTGTCGTTTTTGACATAAACCCCGAACTTTTTATCCTCTCCCTTTGGGAGTCTAAAAGGATTATTCAATCCTGCCCTTGGTTCTTCCTTTGCATTGATCGGCTGCTTTCCGAAAAAGGAAGGTGACTCAACCACTGACTGCTTGATTGTGTCTTCGCCTTCCTGCGGAACTCGGATCTTGTGTCGTTCATAAATCTGATCCTTCGGAAGTTCCATGCCCATGCTGATCAGGATCTGATCCCTTGTTGCCATCTGCACAGGATCTTCGGCAGATTCAAACCTTGTTTGGAGATATGGAACCTCATCGGTATCTCCGAAATTGAAGGAAATGGCTTTTCGGATCACCTGATCATTAATGTTTTGCGCTGCCCAGTCACAGGCATCCTTGAGGTTGTCTTGGCGAACAGCAGCATGCACGTCCCCCAAAGCTCTTGATCCGGAATCACCAACATCTGTTGTGAGTGTTTGCCCGAGAATCAGAATGTCACAAACACGGTCTGCAAGATCAATTAGGTGATTCTGAGGGTTGTCAGATCCGTTCTTGGATGCCTCAAGGATCTGAACCTCTGAGCCTTCAGGGATCATCGCATACCCAGCAGCAGCAAGATCACGTAGCCAAAGCTCAAGGGCATCCTTGTCTGCTTCACCCATGTTCTTGCCATACTTCGCAACCCTCAACGGTATACCAAAAATCTGAGCATAACGCATGAGCCATTGACGCCCAAAGATCATCCCTGACCACCAGAAAGCCAAGACTCGACTGAAGCCATACGTCAAAGGATTCCCTGATCGAGTCTTGTATCGACCAACGAGAAACTTTTCATCAGGCATCTCCGTATATCCCCGTGATCCGATCCCTTCGATGTTCCGAAGCATGATTTCCGTCCCACTGGAATCATATCCCCAGAACTGCGGATGGACCCAATATGAAGCCCTTGGCGTTATCTCACCATCCTGATTCCAATCCCAAAGCAGCTCTTGAACACTGATCCCCTTGCCGATGGCATCACACAGATCATAAACCATGTCCTCGAAGCCGTTTTCATTTCGCTTCGGAACTGGTCGCATGTTGTCGATCATTCGACGGACAAAATCAGCTTTTTCCTGCGCTCTAGGGCTTGGTTCCTGTCCCTGCTCTGCGAACGGTTGAACAACAAATTCAGCTCTGGATGCTGCTTTCTTGATCTCATGCAGATTCTTGGCAAGCCTTGGCCAAGTGTCTTCCATGATGGCATAAAGATCATGCAAGCTCTGTGGATCTCCGGAAAAGGCTGACTGAAGAAGCCCACGAACTTCCGCTGGATCAATCTTTTCGTTCAGGAACGGATAGAACTTTTCACGGAATGAAGGCGTGATAATGCGATCATTGACCTTCTTTGTGGTCCTTGCTCGCTTTGGTTTTGGCGTTTGGTCTTGAGTTGCCATATGATTTAAAATGTTATTCCTCTGCTGCTTTGGGCTTTTGCTGTGCCTAGTTTGAATCCACTTGCTGATCTGATCACCCCGTCAGTTGATCCCCTTCTCATCTTTTCGACGGCAAGGGCCAATGCCATTACACCGTCATCATGCATTCCATCTGGTGCTGTGTATTTCACTCCCCCACCTGGGCTGTATTCATAAGTGAATGACTCAAGCTCAGATTTTAATGCCTCGTCAAAGAATCGAACCCTGTTTTGCTGAATAGCAGCCCTAAGGCCCATCATCAAGGCTTGTTTTGAAGTTGACGAGAACTTGAACCCCTCAAAATTTGATCCCTCCATGATCAGATCCTCTACGATCGGATCACCGACACCCGTGGAATCAATCAAGGCTGGATTCCATTCCGTCATCTCAATGATGCTCTGTTTCGTCTCTCCCCATGACTTCTGAAACCTTCCATTGAACACTTGGCAACCGTCTTCATCGAGTCCGACACCCCAAGTCCAGTCATGGCTTTTCGCAAGATCCCAACCAAACCAAATTGCAGGTTTATGGCTTCGATCGCCAAAGCAAGCCCTGATTGCATCAACTCCAAATGGATTTCCACCATCATCGGCTGGCACCCCAAGGTATTCCTGCTTGTAAACCGCATCTGGCAGATCCTTTTGAGCATCGGTCAATTCCTGTTCCAGATCCGGAATCGTTGGATTGTCGATTGTGCCAAGCCTCCATGATTTCCAATCCCTATCCCCACGCTGCCCCTTAAGAAATAACTGGTGGAAATAGTTTTGCCCTTTCGGGGTCCCAAGCACCCAAGCTCTTCCTTTGTAATCCGTCAGCGTTGGCCTGATGTCCTGCTCCCACCTTGATTTCAAATCCCTGACAACCGAAGCCTCATCAATAATGATCCCGTGATATTTGCGACCACGACCAGCATCAGGTTTTTCCAGCGACCAGAAATCAAACCTGCCTCCATTGATCAAATAAATCTCCCTGTTCTGCTTGTCTGTCTTTCGGATCAACGGTGCAAATGATGCTTCAATATCGTTCCATTGCTCAGACATTGATTTGTAAGTAGGGGCAAACCAACCATAGGTTTTCCCCATGATCCCAGCCATACGCAGGATGTGCAGTCCCATCGTGGTTTTGCCGAATCGACGACCACACTGGAGAACATTAAAACGAAGGGCAGCATCGAGAATCCGTTGCTGCCCTGTGTGTGGCTTTTGAAGATTGATCCCTTGGTTTAATTCTTGAGCCATACAGGTTCCTTGATCGGCTTTCCGTCCATCGTAACATGAACGTGGATCTCACCGTTGTTATCAAGTTCCATCTTGTCAGACATCCCGCAAAAGTTTTTCAAGGCGAAAATCAAGAGCTGATCACGGTCATCATGGATCGCCCTTTGCAGGAGTTTCATTCTCAGACTTTTTGCAGTAATCGCCCTTCCTTTGTTGTAAAGTTCTCGGAACTCCGAATTCTCCTTTGTGAATTCCCTGCTGATCGTTTTCACATTAACACGAAGAAAATCGGCAATATCCTTCTGTGTGAATCCCATCTTGCCGAACGACTCAGCCGCATCAATCGGCATTTCAAAAGACTGTCTTCCCCGTTTGCGTTCACTGCTGATCTTGATTTTTCGATCTTTGATTTTCATGTTTAAGAAAGCTGGAGCGGCAAGATCACATTTCAGTGTCACTTTCCACCTGGGAGGTGGACGTGCAATTTACACTATTGCCGCATGAAGGTTTTCCTTTATACATCCTTGCTCCCATTTCGTCAATTTTAGAAAACGGAATGATTGGAACATTTATCTTTTTTTTGCATTCATCGTCTAAAAAGTAAACATATCTTACTTGATACCCATTTAAAAATTTTGCACCTTTTTCTTTAGCTTTTCGCAAAACCTCTGTTCCGAGGTATGTTTTTCCTAAAAGTTTAACCTGTGATTCCTTAGAGAACTTCAAACCCATGTCTGATATTTTTTCACCGTTTGGAAACCTCATTATTGTTTTGTTTTTGTTTATCCCAGTCAAAACAAAACCGCTTGCCCTATAAATAATGCCGTCACCGCACTGGGTTCCATCTGAAAAAGATACAACCCACTTTAAATGTGGATATTGTTTTTTGATGTAACGCATACAAAACCCAATAACTCGGCTTTCACCGTTTCTTGGCAACCAATCAGCTAACGCCATCCTGTTGAGTTCAATAAATTCATTCCACTTAGTATCTTTCACTAAACTTTGAATTTTTCGTTTATCTAATGAAGGGCCAAATTGCAATGCGCCTCCGCATTTCCCGTTGTAAAACACACCAAAATGAAGCTGTGAGTTTTGCACCACTTTTCCAGAATAGTGCAAAGCCTTGATGACCATATTTGCATCTTTACTGGAAATTGGCTTAACAATTATTCTTTTTGCATCACCCATATGACTCTATGACTTTGGAACAAACCCAATTTATAGCGTTACCGTTTGTGTTCTCGTTTACATCATTTTTGATTTGATTTGATTTTTTAGCAATTTCCATAGCACGCTTCACGTTCTCAAATTGAGAATCGTGCAAAATAAATGTTATTTGCTGAAACGGATCTCTGTCTCCATCTGCAAGCTCTGGTGGAATTGTTTCATCTATATCAAAAACACCAATCATTGAATCATCAAACCCAGTCAAATCCAGATCAAACCCTTCAAACACATCATCTGTGAGCAATCCTTTCAGGGCATCCTGATCAGCTTCGGCAAGCTCTGCGATACGATTGTCAGCGATCATGTCGGCATATTCTGACGCCTCGTCTTTGTATTCCTGCACATCGACCGGAACCTCAGAGCATCCCAACTGCAGGGCAGCAGCGAGCCTGCCGTGACCTTTGACGACATAGCCTGACCGCTTGGAAACGGTGATCGGATTTCGCCACCCTTGGTGTTTGATGATCTTTGCAAGCAAACGGATTTGCTCTGCTGGGTGAGTGTTGTAATTGCGTGGATGCTCTACCAATGAGGCAGGATCACGCATTTCAGTGTGTGAACAATAGACTTGTGGATCTTCTGGTTTTTTCATCTATGCAAATGCCCTTTTTCTGATTGTCACGTGAAGCTCATTTTCTTGATCATTCACGTTTTGGTTTAAGATCCTGCAAGCAAGATCAAGCGAAGATATTTTCGGGAATGCCCACATTTTACCTTCATGCATAACGACATAAGGACATTCAACCCAAGATTTCAACAGCCCAAACGTAAATGGCAAATTGACCTGTTTTTCAACTTTGTAGTAAACGCCATCGAAAATAATGCGATATTTATTCACTTGGCCCATTTGAGTTCCCAACCTTTCTGGTTTGTTTTGATTCCTAGTGCTTTTCTGAGTTTACCGAAAATCCCCTTGTCCATTCGTGAACCATCAACAGACAGGGCTTTGTTAAATTCTGATTTCGGATCTCGGATCCGTTCCTTCGGTTTGATTAAGCCTAATGCCACCGCCTCTTGCCTGTCAACCTCCTGAACATCCATCTGTGAGTTGAACCCCCAAGGACCATGCGGAACACCAAGGCCACCGATTTCCTTTTTGTTCATTTCGAGCCAAAACTTGGTGTCGTCTTTTCTCCGGACCACCCCTTCATTTTTCTTATGCAGAGGTCTTGGTTCTTTGACGTTTGCAATCCTGACAAATCTCCAAGCTGGGAAAGTCTCTGTCACATCGGGATCAACTGAGGCCTGAAAGTTTCCATACCCATAAGCGGATCTAAGATTTGTTTCAAAGATCAACCCAAGCCTTCTGGCTGAGCTAACGTCCATCATCTGGGTGATCATGCTTTGATCAGCCTTGCCCATGCCTTGAGGAAGCGGATTGCCCATGCCCTCTGCCTCTGCTTTTCTTTGCATCATGTTGATAAAATCACCTCGGCTTCCGGTCTTCAGGGCTGTGGTTCTCTCGCCTGACGGCGTGATCACTTCCTCCCTTTGAGCTGTCAGAAAATCATCAATCGCCCTTTTTGATGACTGAAGGAAACGAGCCGAAGCCACCCTGGATGAAAAGAAGGCCCGATCCCGAATGGAAGCTGAAACGTCAGCCCATTGTTTCGAAGTCAATCTGCTTCCGATTTCCTTGCGTGCTTTGAGACGTTTGATTGCCTCCTCAAATTTCATTGGTTTGTTGAGATAAGCCATTGATCAATCCTTGATTCCTTTGCTTGGTTTTTTGGCGATAAAAAAGCTGTGGTTGGTTATCGCGAAAAGATCCTTGCCCCTTGGCATATTCCTTGAGTCGAAAAACCGATCACATGCATCTGAAATCTCTTTTGCATGAGCCAGTGAAATATCAATCCCGATTTGATATTCGTGTTCGATTTGTTCTGGATCTTCCACTTTAAAACCTTGACATACTCTTATCACAGGTGTGTAAAATTTCATAGACATTTATTGACTTGCCCTTTTTTAAAGAAAAGACCTGCAACAATTTCTGACGGAAATCATTGCAAGCCTTTGAGTCTGTTTGATTAACGATGTAAATTGTCCTTTTCTGTTTTTACTGTTTTGATCTTCGCACTGGATGCCATGTGCCGTCTTTGATCGCTGCCTTTCTGATTTTGCTGTGCTCGTTTTTACAAGATTTGCAGTGCCATTGTCTACCGTCTGGTGCCAGCCTGTTTCTGGCAAACTGATCCTCTGGCTTATTTTGACTGCACCCTCCGCAGTGTTTATATTTCATTTATTTGGCACTCCATGATATGTGATGTCTGAGGTGTATATTGACGGCGTATTGGGCAACCCATCAAAGCCGACTGGTTTTTCGTTCTGTAAAGCACCCAGTTTTGCTTTAAGTTTTTTGCAATCGGGTCGGTCACAAATTGACTTGGTATTATTTTTGCGAATGAGCCGATCAAACGGATGTTTGCAGGCCCGACAGATTACCTGTTCATATTTCAATTTGTTCTGGTTATTTTTCATGCCTACGTTTCTTACTTCTGTTTCTGATTGTCATTGCAGCACGCCAGCCTGCCCAAGCGTGGAATGTGGCGTATTCAGCATAACCAGAGCTGTCACGGTCTAATGTCAGCGGTGGCCTCTGCTGTTTACACCACTGCTCAAATTTGTCTCGTTGCCATGCGGTCATGCTTTCCCCTCCTCAATTTCTTTGACGAGTTCCTGCATGGCTTCCATGAAATCCGATGAGTATTGCCTCATCGTTGTTGCATGCTTGGCGTCTGCCCGTCTCTCAACATCCTCCATGAACTGGGTTAGCTCAATGTAGGAAATACAGCGCGCCTTGCGTTGTGTGTAAGCCAAGGTGGCCTGGTCGCCACTTGGCCACTTGGCCGGGGTGTCATCTGTCGTAGGCTTGACAGGCCGCACCCACAAGGTTTTAGGTGGTTTGTTATCGCTCATGCTTCCTCCTTCCACCATGCGCCAACGTAGCACCGTAGTGCTCGCAGTGGACAACCTTCTGTGCGTGGATTGTTCGGTAAAACCCATAGAGTTCCTGACCTATTCATGATTTGGGCTTTGACCCTTAAAGGCGGTATCCCGTAGCTGAATGTGATGGTGTCGCCTTCATAAGTCCATTCGCCATCATCGTCTTTGAATCGTGGTTTACTCATTCTACAATCTCCTTTCTGAGTTTGTCGGCGCACACGACAAGCTGCTCGCGTTGTTTGGCTTCATCCCATCCCCATGAGTTGTACATGTGTTCTACCAACCTTAGCA